ATGATTTCAAGAATGCGGTTGTTAACGTGTTTGATGTTCCTTTTTTTCATATCAAGGATAATTTTCTCTCCATCAATTTATATTGATTTAATGGAAGAGTTGTTTGTATTAGCTTAGTAAAGTTTTCAAAACCTAACTCGCTTGGGTCTTTCCCGTTTAATTCAACTAAATAAACTTCTTTTCCAGAGTCTAATAGTTGCTCACAAAATCTAAGTGCTTGCTCTATAGCATCGTTATCTAAAGCAATATATATTTTTTGCACTTTTGATTCAACTAATCGTTTCATTAAATTAGGTTGAATATTTTTTCCAAATAAAGGTACTGCATTTCGTTTTATAGCTAAAGCATCAAATGGTCCTTCACATAATATAATAGGTAAATCCCAATTAACAAATAACTCAAACGGTATTATATCGCGAGACGTTTCCGGATTGCGGTATTTGGTATATGGATCTTTTTCAAATGATCTTGCGGTAAAATAATTTAATTTACCGTTACCATCATACGATGGTATAATTATCATGTTGTTATATTGGCCTGAATCACAATAGCCTATATTGTATCTTAGGATATCTTGTTTAGTAATGTCTCGTTTTTTAAGGTAAGCCCAGGCATGTCTAGTAATAATATCTTTATTACCCATGAATGTTTTAAATTCTTTTGGTAATTCTAATATATGTTTTGGAGAATCTCCTATATCATCCGAGTATATATTTTTAACTAATTTACTTAGTTCATAAAAATGATCTGTAGTTACTTGAACTTGTTTAAATAAACTTTTAATAGTTTTTCCTTTTTTACCACAAGTCCAACATGCCCAAGGATTTTTTCCTTCTTTATTTTCTGTAAAATTAACCTCTAATTTAGGTTTATGATGTTGACAAAAAGGGCAGGTATATGCTTGATTTCCTCTTGCTGTACGTTTTCCTGCTCCTAAAACAGAATTTACCAAATTAACTAGTAATTCATTTATCATGTTGGGAAGATACAATCTTATTCTTGGGTAACAAAGTCTTTTCTAAAGAATTTACCTAAAATATTATCGTTTATCCATTCATCTGAATTTTCTAAAACACCTAATTGAAATAGATATTTACATTCGTAGTATGTTAAAAGTTTTTTATTATTAACCATACATAAAATTTTACGAGAAAAATCTTTTTGTTTACCTTGTTTTATTAATTCAAGTATAGGTTTAGCTGAACCATAGTAGGTTTTCCAGTCAGATTCTTTTTGAGTAGTAACGGTTGTTGGTTTACGTCCTCTACCAGTTTGTTCAGCTAGTTCTTTTTTTGTTAATTTTTTCTTAACATTGTGATATAATACTTTTTTACCTAAATAAGATTTACCTGATGGTTCATGTATTGTAATGTAAATAAATCCGTATGTTTCTTTAGGAAAGTCTTCAAGACATTCCATTTTTTTATCTTTGTATAACCAATTTTCCATAAAATTTATAAATCTAAATTAACTAATATAGTTGTGTCTGTTACGGCTGATGTAGGTAAAGGTTGAGCTAGTTTAGCTACTGCTATTAATTCTTTATCGTTGTTATATAATCCTACTGTAGTTATATAAGGTGCAAAAAATGAACCTGTTGCAAATTCATATATAATCCCATTACTATTTGGTACACATCCATTGCTTCCTGAGGTCCAAGTACTTCCTGATATTAAGGATGGGTTTTGGGAAAAATTAAATTCATTTTGTCTTAAAGTACATTTATATTGTGACTCATATATAGTAGTAGTACTTTCAAATGAACATGTAATTGCATCATTATTAAAAAATGTTGGGAATAAACCACCATATAATGCTTCAGGGTATATAGATGAGGTTCCATATGAAGTAAAACCGTATCCATCTATAGGACTAAATAATTCAGAATTAACAATAGCCATCCCATGTTCATATATTATGTTTCCTATATGAAAATTATCAACAGCATATATTGAACTACTAAAAGTTAAATTACCATTAGAATCATCTGTTATAGTACCCCATTCATTTGATAAAGAAAAACTACCTAGTTTTACATATTCACCAAATATTTTAGATGGAATTGATAGTACTCCTATTGAAGTACCTGAACTGGTAGGGAAAATTCTATTAGATGGAAGAGTAGTTGTTAGATAATTGTAATTATTAGTAGTAGATGTAGGTCCTGTTAAAGCATTTAAATTAATAGCAGTTTGTATATCAGGAACAAATTCTGTACTTTGAAAAGATGCTGTTGATGCTATTGATCCAGAAGAGTTAGATAAAAAATTTGAATAATATAAATGTTGAATAGATTTATATATTAAATATTCATTTTGAGTGTAAGGTACATATCCTGTATTTTGAATAGGGTACCAAGGATCTGGGGTAGAATTTTTTCCTATATAAACTGATATTCCTGGGTTATTTAGTGGGTTTGGAAGACCTCCATATATTGCGGTAGTACCATAATCAACATATCCATAACCATCTATGCCTTTAAAGGTAAATGATTTGTTTATCTCAAAAGGAGAGACTATTACATCTGAGGTTATAAATGGTTTGAATATACTCATTCATTTAAAAATCTAATTTAACTCTAACTAAAGCTTCTTTTGTAAAATCTTTTATTAAAGGTCTAGATAATTTAGCTACGGCCAATAAATCTGTTGTATCATTGTACATCCCTACAGTAGTAATATATGATTGTGGATTATTTATAAAATTATCATAAATAACTTCACCGGTTGAACCTGATATGAAACTTGGGTTTTCAGAGTAATTGAATTCACTATTACGAGCTCTAATGAATATATAATCAGAAGTAATTGATTCTTGAGAATTTAATTGAAAAGAAGCTCCTCCTGAAATCGAATTGAATAATGTTTGGTTATTTAATCCATTTGAGTTGTATGTTCTATTAGGAGTTAATCCAATAGCATAATCTAAAGCATATGGGTTTAACATAATTAATCCTAAATCAGGAAACACCATTCCGTAAGATCCTGAAGATGGGGTATAGCTACCGGTTGCAGCACCATTTCCATTAGAACCTGAAACTAATTGGAGTACTCTAGTAGAACCTATAAATGTATTGGTAGTTAAGTCATTTGAATTGTCTGTAAGTTGAACTACATTTCCATATGCTCCTCCAGATCCAGAAATAAAAAGATTTAAAGAACCAGGGAATAAAGATTCTTTATATCTAGCACGTTCAATTGATAATACCCAAAAATGGTCTCCAGTAATAAGAGTAGGGTCTGAAATAGTAGTTCCACAAGGGCTATAAGAAAAATTAGCAGACGCTCCAAATAAGAAATTTTGAGTTTCATCTTCTAAAATTAAAGATCTATATTGACCGTATAATGTTCTTGTAGGTGAATAACCATCTACTATAGCATTATATAATTCACTTCCACTACCCATAGAATCACAATATACTATGTCGAATTGAATTTCGGCATTAGTTGAATTAGATTCAGTTTGATATACAGCTAAGTAATAGTTTCCTGATGAACCACCTTCTTGGATTGAGCTAGTATAAAATGTAGTTAAGGTAGGGTTATCGGTTGACCATAAAGTAGAAGTAATTGAATCGGTACTTACTACAAAATCTTCAGCGTCTAATCTTTTATATGACATTATCTATGTTTTTATGATACGTAATTAATAGTAATAGGGATAACTAATCTAGCACCACTATCTAAACCAATAAATGTTAAAGTGCCATTTATTGATGGGTTGGAACCAAACAAAGTATTAACTGTAGTTCCTCTAAATGTGAATTGAGTTCCTATTATAGTTTTAGAAACATTTGTTCCTAAGGTTACTGTTGAATTAATATTTGCATTTGTTGCTGTTGAAGTATTAATACCAGTTGCAGTAAAAGTATTTAATAATCTAACATCTGAAACTGTACATGTGTAACCACTAGTTTCGAATGTTTGAGCATTTCCTAAATAATTTAAAGTTTGTGGAGTTACAGTGATTGAAGCTCCTTGTTGAATAGTAATAGCACCGTATCCTAAATCAAGTACAGGTAATTTAGCTGTTCCACGAGGTAAAGTAGCTAATTTGTATTTCATTATTTGAGTTTCAATTGGAAATGCCTCTAATAAAGGCATGTTTTCAATTGCTTCTCCATAAAATGAAGAACCTGAAGGGTGGGTTGGGTTGTATAGAGTATAGTCTATTTCATCATCTGAAAGAGCAAATTGTGTAATTCTAAAAGAACCGTCGTTTTTTGCTAAAAGTTCTCTACCTTTTTTTGTTAAAATAGCGTCAACTGTAACGACTTGATTGTTTAAATATCCCATTTTTGTTTTATTGTGAGTGTATTATACTAATAAATATTATTAT